AATACCAGCACTATTATCAGTACGAGTACCGTTGTTGTTCATCTGTACATTATAAGCGTGTTTGGCTAACACAGCACCACCACTGACTGCAAGACTATATTTTAGATCCGGATCGCCTGGTCCACTTTCTGTTAGCTCAAATACTGTGTTGATTTCGTAGATATATCTAGTATTAGATGCTAATGCTACACCGCTGGTTAATCCAAATATACTTTGTGCGGCTGTGGTAGTTGCCAATGTGACTGCGCTGTTGGCCACATAAACTAACTGATTACCACCTACACCATAGTTTGGAATACTGGCTGGAGTAAATGTAAATGTTGTTCCACTTAGACTTAATGCTCCACCGCCACTAGCACTTGCTGTGGTAACTGAGTAAGTCGGAGTGGTATAACTGATTACACCAGTTGAACTATTATAACTTAAACTGCCGCTTACACTGATAGCCGCTCTTGCTAGAGCATCTGTGTACTGTGTAATCGTAGAAGCAATAACACCTGTTGAACTGCTATAACTGATACCAGTACCAGCACTTATGCTTGCTCTTGCTAGGGCATCTGTGTATTGAGTAATAGTCGAACTGATTACACCAGTTGAACTATTGTAACTAATACCTGTACCGGCACTATGAGCGGCACGAGCCAAAGCATCTGTGTATTGTGTAATACTATTGTTGATAGTTATTGCAGTGCTACCATTGTAAGTAGTGCCTGTACTAAATGTAATACCTGTTCCGGCTGTTAGATTAGCTAGGTTATTGCCTAACTGGATACCACTGATAGTAGGTGTAGCCAAGTTGGCATTAGTAATACCAGCTGTACCACTTAGATTAGTGTTGGTTAATCCACTTATACTACCGCCTAGTGTCAAATTGCCAGTTGTTGTAACTGAACCTGTTAGTGTTAATCCGCTGACTGTACCAGTACCACTTACACTAGTAACGGTTCCGTTGGTCAATGTAGGCTTGTTCTTGATATAGTCCAAACTGGCATTGTTTGCTTGGTTCCAATCGCTTTGTATCTGTGCGGCTGGAATAGAGGGCTTGTTGGTCAAGTCAGTATAGCTACCGCTGAATAGTGTAGGTTTGCCAGATAAGTCTGCGTATGCTCCGCTGAATAGTGTAGGCTTATTCAATATCTGTGCCACACCGGTTGTGGCATTCCAATCACTATTAACCTGTGCCGCAGGTATGGTTGGCTTGCCGGTTAAGTCTGCGTATACTCCACTGAACAGAGCAGGCTTACCAGATAAGTCAGCATAAGCACCTGAGAATAGTGTAGGCTTTCCAGTTAGGTCCGAGTAGGCTCCACTGAACAGAGTGGGCTTGTTGGTTAAATCTGTATAGTTGCCACTGAACAATGTGGGCTTGTTAAGTATCTGACTGAGTCCACTTGAACTAGTCCAATCAGCATTTACAGGCTGTGTTGGCGCCACTGCTGATGTAAATGTAAACACTCCACTGGTATAGGTCAGTGTGCTGGTAGTACCACTTGGGGTATTGCTTGTTAAAGTAATAGCCGCGCGGGCAAGCGTATCTGTATACTGTGTAGGTATTGAAGGCTTGTTCAATATCTGTGCTAGGCCACTTGTGGCATTCCAATCGCTGTTTACTTGTGCGGCTGGTATCGATGGTCTGTTACTCAAATCAGTATAGCTACCTGTAGTGGCCACTGTGGCCAGTGTAGGTTTGTTCTGTATGTAAGCTGGTAGACTGCTGTTGGTTTCAGTCCAATTGGTTTGTACCTGTGCTGTTGGTGCTGGTATTCGCAACCAAGTGCTACCATTGTAGATAACTTGATCGCCTGGTGCATAAGCAACTGAGTCTGTGCCGTTGATGTTTTGTGTGCCTGCCACACTGACAATATACTGCCATCCTGTACTGACACCTGTAGGCAATGAAGTGCTTAGTGCGGGTGTATTGGCACTAGCATCCCAATTGCCTTTGAATAATACTTGTCCAGTAGGAACTGTTTCACTACTCCAAAAGAAGTTAGTTCCATCAGTTCTTAATATCTTGTTGGCATTGCCCGAGACACTGGGCCAGTAAGTTAATAGAGATCCGTCTTTAAATGTAACACCAGCATTGATATCAGTTGCTTCACTTAGGTCAATACCTTGACTATCAATATGCAGGCTACGTTGTGGAACCGCACTGCCTACAGGAGTTGTCCATACTTCTACTCTTGTGCCGCGTGTGGTATTGCTTTGAGTTTCAGTGGCCACCATATCAACTCGCACATTACTGATTGAGTTTAGGCCAATAGTTGTGCCATAGGCATTGCCACCAAAGCGAGCAATCAGGTCTCCACTTTGGATTGGTAATGGACTGGTAGCTGTGCCACGGGCCGCACGACCAACAAACGCTGGATAGGCATTGGCTAGGCCATAAGTGCCAACACCGTCTAAGTAGATACGACTAGGCTGATCCTGTGTACCAGTGGCCTGTAGCATCACACCAAGATTAGTTGTGGGCAGTTGGTCGCCTGACAAGTTTCCCACTAGGCTAAGAGCGGATGTAGATGTTAATGCTGGTTGTAGACTCTTTAGGATCAGCTTACCAGTGTTGTCTAACTCAAAGATTTCAAATGTATCGGTATTGTCGCGAACTTTTAATCCACCGCGGCTGAGTGTGATAAATCCTGCTGTGTTACTTAGGTACACAGCGTCAACGTTAATGTCTTGGTCAGCAATAACAATAGAGCCTTTTGATACAAACACATCTTTCCAAGGCAAAGCCACACTACCTAAGTTGTAGGTAGCGGCACCTGGTAGTATATCGCCACCTGATGTGGTTGTACCCGTGTTATCTATAACAGTTGCGTGTGATGTGTTAGGGCTGGTAATGCGGTCAGTGGGCGGGAATACTATATTGCCAATGGCTGTGGTCACATAGGTAGTCGTGGCATAGCCGGTGAAGTCTACACTGATCTTGCCATTGCCATCTATAAGGATATTATTGCCAATCTCAACACCACCCAGTGTGTTGACTGTGGCTTTAGGCAATGTGTAAGTTGAGTTAGGTATAGCTGTGGCCGCTACCCAGTTGTTGTCATAGTAGACAAACAAATCGCCACTTGTACTGTCCCACCATAGCCAACCTGCTTGTGGATTAGGCGGAGGAGTTGCGCCTTCGTATACTGTAGATCCCATACTGGATCCACTGACAATCTTACCACCTGGAGTTCCGTCACTAATACGGATAGTGTTAGTAATACTGTCATACCAAAGGCGATTTAGTTCGCCAATGCGTGTCTCACCGTTATTGTATTTTTGATACCCAGTAAAGAACTTTTGAATAAAGTCGGCCACGGACTACTCCTTAGCCATCAAACGGTTCGTCTTCGTCTGCGGCTACTGCTGTAAATTGATTAGGAATGCCAGCCATTTTCTTCATTAGCTCTAGTTTTTGTTGCAACGGAGGAACCATTACAGGTTTTTCTTTTAGTTCAGGATCAGCCTCTAACTCGTGATGATGAACATGCTTGACAGCATCAATAGCTATTTGATCCGGACGTGCTGGTTCTGCAGGTTTTGATACTTCTGTATCGTTAGTAATGTTATTAACATTAACTACCACTGGTGCTTGCAATGGCTTGTCATCTTCCATTGCCGACATCATGTTAGCTATTCCTCTTAAAAATTCTGCGGCTCTCATATTTTATTCTATTCCTATATTTATTATGCTGTTCCGTTGCGTTTACCTAAAAACATTTGACTTATACGTGATGAATACCAAGTGTTAGTATATGTATTATCGCCAAAGTAATTAGTCAGAGCGTCACGCAGATCTTGTGTACAACTAGTGGCATCGTATGTGCCAATAGCCACAATATCATTTTGTGCCACTGCTTTTAAATCGTTTTTCATTGTAGTACATAATGACGAGTTACCGTAGGTATCATATACTTTTGGATATCCAGATCTCATAGCGCCGGTAGACGGATTTAACACTATTATAGTGTGTCCACGAGTCATTTGGAACGGTGCTAGTCTAGTATCGACTCCGTCCGGAGCAAGTCCACGCTGGTCACCTGCTACCAGTGTTCCGTTAACTTTGATATAACTACCATAGGTTGGATTACCGTTAAAGTTGGTACAGATAAATGTCAGTTGCTGTCCACTAATAGTCTGGTCAAAACTAAGATAAGTTCCGCCGTTGAGCTGTTGTTCAAAGAATCCATATTGATCTACTACAGGTATTGAAGTATCAGCAACTGATACTATACCGCTAGTAGCTACTATAGGACCACTTGCAGATCCTGTACGGACATCTACTATAATTGTTTCTGTACCTTCAGTGAGATAATCGTTTTTTAATGTTTTAGTAAATGTTGCTGATCCACTATTAACAGTAAATGATCCGCTATTAGAATCACCTACAAAGTCTACTCCGATTGTAGTTCCGCTGTCAGTCCAATATAGAGTTGTGCCATCTGCTACGCCAACTGTAGTAATTGTATAGGTAATTGTATCGCCTTCATTAACTGCTGAAGAACTTGGGGATATGCTGTAACTGATAGAAATCCAAGGACGACCTAGAACTAATCCGTCTGTATTTGGATTATTTGTAATGCCGTTGCCGTTATATTGTGTAGGCAACTGTGTAATATCGTAATATGCTCTTGAACGTGCATACTTTTTAGTAGAATCTGCACTACCCGATATAGTACCATCAGCGGCAACTACCTTACCTTGGCGTTTTGCCGCGGCAATATCAAGTTTAGCTTTTTGCCTTGCTTGTTTAGTTGATAACGTTGATATTCCGTTTTTTGCCATGAATCTAGTCCTCTACGTGTATTTAGCGTTAAACGTCAGTGATAAATAAAAGTGCCAATCGCGATACTGGACATATCCACTGGCTCTAACAGTTTATAGGAACTATCAGCATGAATATTTACCTACCCTTCACTTATGTGCTTACATTTAAGCCTACAGGACAACGATATTACGGTGTTAGATATGCTAAAAATGCCCATCCTACACAGTTATGGACAACTTATTTTACATCGTCTAAAGTAATAAAATCATTATTAAAAGAGCACGGCACAGATGCGTTTGAAGCAAGTATAAGACGTACCTTTTCAACTAGGGATTCTGCTATCCTATGGGAAAGCAAAGTACTACGCAGATTAGATGCTTCGCATAGCATTCAGTGGTTTAATCAAGTTAATGGAGATGCTAACTTTGCGTCTATTTCTGAGTGGAGCGCAGAAGCAAAGGCTAAGTATTCAGAAAGACGTAAAGGTATACAGTTTTCTGAAGAGCATATTGCTAATCTCTCAAAAGCAAAGAGAGGTACCAAGCAATCAGACGAAACTAAACGTAAAAGATCTGAAGCACTAAAGGGCAGGACAAGGCCTCCTAGATCACAAGAGTGGAAAGACAAAATTAAAGCAAGTCTAAAATTAAAACGAGAACAAAATGATCAATAAGGAACCTTTTGAAAAACTAATAGCTGAACTAAAAGAAAACGGCAAATATCGTGTGTTTAACGATATTGTGCGTGAAACGGGCAAGTTCCCGCAGGCCATTTGGTACGGGCCTTACAATATTAAAAGTATTGTTAATTGGTGCAGTAATGATTATTTGGGCATGGGCCAAAACAAAGTAGTGCTAGAAGCTATGCACACAGCACTAGACCACACAGGATCGGGTTCAGGCGGCACACGCAATATTGGCGGTACTAGTCATTATCACGTGGCTTTAGAGCACGAGATTGCTACATTACATAAGAAGGAAAAAGCTGTGCTATTTTCAAGTGCCTATGTAGCCAACGAATGGACACTAATTGCTCTAGCTAAGATTATTCCAAATATTGAATTTATCAGCGATGCTAATAATCATAATAGCATTGTTGTAGGTATCAACCACAGTAAAGCTAGTAAAGTAATCTTCAAGCACAATGACTTAGAAGATCTAGAACAAAAATTAAAAGTTAGTTTTGCACAGGGTAAGACTCCTTGTGTTGTATTTGAATCAATTTACAGTATGGACGGAGATTGTGGACATATCAAAGAAATATGCAAACTAGCAGACAAATATAAAGCTATTACCTATATCGATGAAGTACACGCTGTAGGGTTGTACGGTAAAACTGGCGGCGGCAAAGTAGAAGAACTTGGGCTTGAAGACAAGATAGATATAATCAATGGAACCTTGGGAAAGGCCTTTGGAGTACAAGGAGGCTACATTGCTTGCGATAAGATTGTAGCAGATGCCATTCGAAGTGTCGCGGCTGGTTTTATCTTTACAACAAGTATGAGTCCAGTAACTTGTAGTGGTGCATTGGCCGCTATCAAATGGCTTAAGGATCATCCTGAAGTACGCGAGAAACATCAAGAACGTGCTCGTAAACTAAAGCATAGACTTAAAGCCGCAGGTATTCCTGTGATGGAATGTAGCACTAGTCATATTGTTCCTGTGCTAGTAGGCGATGCCAAACGTGCCAAAGCTATGAGCGATGCATTGTTAACTGACTATAGCATTTACTGCCAGCCCATAAATTTTCCCACAGTTGATGTGGGAACGGAGCGGTTGCGTTTTGCTCCCACTCCGTTTCACGATGACGGTATGATTGAAGACTTAGTAGAAGCCTTAACCGTCTTATTTCAATCTAAATAAATACCGCCTAGACCGCAACCTAATCTTACAAGCCCTTCATACAGGGCTGTAAGGATTACGGAACCTATCTGTCCCATCGTCTTCAGGATAGACTGGGTAGTCATTTGGATTAGTCGTCTGATGCGTTAGCACCGCACTTAGCACGTTTAGCATTTGTAAGAGCTCCAAAGTCTACAGGCCATTCTTTGCCTGGTTGTAGTTCAACTGCACCTTGTGGGAAAGCAAACTTAACAGCACCTGCTTGTTCAATTTGTGCAATTGGCAAACGGAATTTGGTCAAGTCATTACCCAAGTTTGGATATGGTGCAACGTGTGGGAATGCCCAACCTGCGATTTCTTTAGTTTGGTTGTTGATAACAATCTTGTAGAAGCCATGTGGTACAACTACACCTTTACCAATTGTCTTGTCACCAGCGCCATATACCCCGCCCACATATACTGTGTAGCTCTGATTGCGTTGTACTGCCCATCCGCGGACAGAAGTTTCCAGTAATTTCCAAATTCCACGATTTAATGACCCAGCCTGTGGACTCATGTTTGTCATTAGGAATGACTCGTATTCCACCTGCGGGTCCCAAGACAAATCCCCGTCTGGTGCCATGTGTCCTTTATCGTAACCTGTACCAGCATAGTCGCCTGGAACTGCACCGTTAGGTACGAATTGATTAGCCGCAAATGCGTTAGTACGAGCAACACAACCTAATGCGTTTTGTGGCAATAGTTCGTAGGTTACATACTTTGGTAGTTTAGCGGCCGCATCGTAGCCTACTAGATACGCTTGTTGGCAAAGTGGTTGTACACCTGCTGTTTGCGGAAATCCGTATGGTGCATGTGCTTGACATTGTGCTGGCGGAAATGGTTGTCGTTGTGTCCATGCGAAACTGCTGACACTAACTAAGGCTAGAACCAAGCCTAAAAGATATTTCTTCATCGAGTAGTACTCCTAATTAAGTACTACTATTTATTCGCTATTTGAACCAGCCTATCTTTTCGCCGGCCGCTTTGCGACGCTCGTATTCTGCAGGGGTACTAGGGTATCTCCATGCCCATACAGCTACTAGGAACATACAGGCCGCTGTCCAAGCAATAGCCTTTAGATTATGAGTAGTGAACCACATAATCACAAGACTACTGTCCATCATTAGGACCATGAATATTTTGCCGTTGAAGGGAAATACACGTTTTTCGTTCCAATTGGTTAGGAACGGGCCAAACAACTTGTGATTGTATAACCAGGCATGCATCTTTGGATTGACTTTAGCAAAACAATAGGCCGCAAACACTACAAATATACTAAAGGGTATACCCGGAGTGATTACGCCTATATATGCCATACCAAGACTTAGGAACCCTAACAGGTTCCAAAAGACTCGTTTTAGTGGATGAATTGTAACCATTCTTTAAACCTTACGTTGTCGAAGCCTAGCTTCTTACGCTTATTTACAAGTTCGTAGAACTCTGGCTTGTAAGGTTTGATTCGTGGTTTCCAACCTTTGGTACTGTCACTCTTGTTGGCGTTACAAGGACCGCAGGCAGTTGTACAGTTTTCCCATACACTCTTACCTCCCTTTGAAACAGGAACAACGTGGTCAAGGGTGGCTTCCTTACGTTCCAAGCTAGTGCCACAGTATTGGCATTCACAGTTGTCACGTAGGTACACGTTAGATCTGCTAAAACGAATAGCAACTTTTGGTTTCATGTATTCGCGTAGCATCATAACACTAGGTACAGGTGTAGACCAACTGGCTGAATGTACAATCCAATTGTCGTGCCACATTAGTACATCGGCCTTGTCTAAAACCATGTACTTGATAGCGTCTTCCCAAATTATCGTGCTTAATGGCATGTATGAAACTGGCATGCCGTCAGCGTTAAGTAGCAGAGTGTCTGCCATTTTGATTACCTCTTTGATTGTGTTACAGACCCAACCTATGAAGTATATATTATACGCTCATATTGTATTTAAGTCAATATGCGCCTAGCAAACTCCAAACCCGATTTATCCAATGCTTGTATCCATTGGTCTTTTTGATCATGCTCAAAAACAACTTCTGGATCACTATGTGCAAGGCACCAGCTGTTAACATGTTCGTATGGAGGGATACCGTTTATTTCGCTTACTAATTGGTTTGGACCCCAACCGCTGAGTCCCAAAAATAAACGCCATTTTCTTGGACGATCACCTAGTGCTAATCTAGGCAATATTTCTTCTGCACTACTTAGACTAAAGTAGTCGTTGATTTGCATTGTGTTATTACTTGTCCAATCGTTAGTGTGTAAGAAACTTAGACTCTTAACATTGATTGGCCCGCCCAAATACAAATAACCTGGCACATCCATATGTATGCCTAGCTGTTGTGCGAACTCATTAACAGTCATTTGGCTACGTTTGTTTAATACTAAACCCATACTACCGCTAGCATGGTGCTCGGTGACAAGTATTACAGTTTTGTACCAGAAGTTGCCTTTGACTGAAGGCGGAGCGATTAATAAATTACCTGTTATGTCCATGCAGGTATTTACACCTTACTTAGAGTATAGGTGTGCTTCTTGAGCTCGCTTAGTTGCTTGACTTTCTCTATCGCGTGGACGTTCAAAATTATAACAGAACCAGTGTGTGGCTTCAGCTGGGTTTCTAAATTTCATTGCGGCAAATTTAGGTCCTTGGCCAATACCGGATGACAGTGCAAAATCTATTTGTGCTTGCCAGTTAGATTGCCACTTGCCTGGGCCACCACATGCTTGTACCATGCTACTAAAAAAGCCTGTGCCATTAAAGTTAGCATCGTGGAACATAAACAATCCACCGCTTGGGCCTTGACTAGCGTCACTGTGTACCCAACGTCCTGGTATGAATCCACTTTCCCACTTGCAATTTACAACCATAGCAACTGCATGATTAAAAGATAATTTTCTAGCAATATAATCTCTCATGTCATGCCAATTGATTTTAGTCATTACTGATGGACCAAATCGTTTCATTTGATCTTCTGTGGCACCTTTAGGAACACCGTTACCAGGGTTAGCTGGATTAGAACTAACTGTGTCTGATGTAGTACCTGGCTTTTTATTGTCTTCTTTACCCCAGTCGTAGATAATACCAGGATCAATTCCCATTGATCGCAAATAAGAACCTTTGATATAATTGCCGTCTTTATCCCACTGGGGTCCAGTAGGTTTCTCTTCCGTTGGGGCTGGAGTTGGAGCGGCTTCTGATAAAATATCTATTACTTTCATTTCTGACCTTTGCGTGTACCGTAATCCGGAAGTGGTCCACCGTGTGCTTTACCTTTGATTTTCTTGCCACCAACAGTAACACGAACTTTACTAGAACCGTGTCCAATCAAATGGCTCTTCTTGCCGTCGCGAGCACGTAGTCCTTGACTCTTGCAACTAGCTAATGCACTAGCACCCAAGTCTTTATCTGACGTAGAACTTAAACATAGTTTCTTACTAGTAGGACCATGTTCTTCTAATTCAGTATATTGCGGAACTGGTTCATGCCCACGTGCTGGTCTGCTACCTGGACGTTGGGCTCTTCTTTGGGCTGTACCAAAGGCTTCTTCGTTAATAAATTCGTTTGCTCGCATAGTCTAGTATTTATTGATTTAAGTACTCGAACACATTTAACCACTTGCGTTTGCCCACAGTTTCCTTTAAATGTGTTAAATCTGCTTTAGTTTTAACACGCATACGAGCATGTTCTTCCGTAGGCATTGGAATGAGTTCTATGGGCACATTTTCCTGTTCTGCTATTTCTTCTGCTATGTCTAAGAAGCTGTGTGCTAGCCCTGCACCACAGTTCCATATGCCCGATCCTTTAACTTCTTTGATAAAATCGATATGTAAGCGGCAAACATCTCCGACCCATGTCCAATCTCTATGGATATGTTCGGCATTTTCCCATACAGTTACTTTACCTTCTTTACGTGCTTGATCGCGCCATTTGACAATAGCATTACTTCGTTTGCCACGTAAATGCATCCATTTGCCGTAGACATTAAAGTAACGGAAACCTTGAACCATAATCTTTACATCTTGTTGAAATACCCATCGATCAAACAGATACTTGCTCCATGCATAAGGAGTTTGTGGATGGCAAGGTGCAAACTCGCTAAAGTCTTTAGTGTTTCCATATACACTACTTGAACTGGCATACTGTAGATTAACACCGTGATAGTTACACTCATTGAATAGCCATTGACTAAACTCTAAGTTTTGTTTGAGTATTTGTTCTACATCGGTGCAGGTCATGTCGGCAATAGCACCTAAGTGTATTACCCAATCGTAGTTGCTGACATCCGGGCGTTCTGTTGGATGCCATTCATAGCCGTCAATTTGCCAACCTTCTTCTTGATTAAGCCAGGCTAACATATTCTTACCTATGAAACCTTCATGCCCTGTAACTAATATTTTCATATGGTATTTAATGCATTATACAACGGTCGTAAAAAAAGGCTACCTGAGTAGCCTTTTCTATATCAGTCTCTAATTAAAGAGTGATACCCATGCTTTTTGCTTTATAGCCAAGTGCAATAATTTCGCGTGATGCGTTACCCATTTCATACTCAGTAACTGTAACACCGTTACCAGCAACACGGCTCTTGCTATAAACTGCATAGCCTGACTGGCGAATGCGTGAAGCTTCAGCGGCAATGTTCTTGATACCGAAACGCTTTTCAGCTTGAGCGGCAGTAACTTTGTCACCGTTGTAAAGTGCGTTGAATAACTTGTATGTTTTAGTTTCTTTGTTGATAAATTTCATTTGTTTTTCCTTAATTAAGTAGCAGGCATTGACCTGCGACTTTGTTAGTATATTACAATGTGCAATCTAGATCAAGTAGTTTGAGTATCTTGTTTAATTGTTGGAATCCAAAACTTTTTGCCAGGGAATCGTTCAGCCGCACTTTTGAGTGCATCTTCAATCGATTTACCCTGAGCAATAAACTTATCATCTTCTGATTGGAACAAGTAGACTAGGCCCGCTCGTTCTTCAGTGTTGAGCATAATAGCATCATCGGGTGCGCCCAAACTAATTTTGACTTCTTCGTCGGCATTGAGTTCGCGGATCTGTTCTAGCATCTTGATAAATTTCTCAGGCTCTTTGCCAATTCGAAACATAAATCTAACTTGGGCATAATGAACACCTGCCCAAAATGCAACAATTAGTGATACTGCATATATAATCAAATCAATCATAGTTTCATAATCCTTTCAATTTCCTGCTTGGCGTCTGAATAATCGCCATCTTCTAACCAATGTTCAACGAGCTGTTCCATTTGTTCTTGAAGACCGCGTAGGTAAGGCCGCTGGTATGTTGTAGCATACGGTTGCGTCCATTGAATTGTCCATAAATGTCTTGGTTCCATTATACACTCACATGCTTGATATATTTAAACAAATCTTTCTTGTTCTTAGGTTCCCACCAAAGTCCAGATTCGCCACATCGATCATTTCGATCAACACGGCCGATACGTGCAATACTGCACGATTCGTATTTGGCTTCAACTAGACGTGAGCCTACGACAGGATTTGGTTCAGTGTGTTTTTCTTTATAACTTTTACGGCAGTAGTATGCGTGTTCACTTCGGAAACCGTGAAGGCCAATGCTACTGATTGTTCTAAAACTGTGCTTACAGTCCTTACATAATACCAGTTCGCTCATGATTGAGTCTTTCTTTGAGTTGCTATACCTAATTATACACGATAATTAAGTTTCTTGTCAACTTCATCGCCCCATTTTAAAACCCAAAATGAGTAATCTGCTCCTTTGAGCCATGCTTCTATAGCATAAACATAACCATAACTCATTTGGTCATGCATACGATGCCACATTGGAGTTTCTACACTCTTTTCCATAACAAACTTGCCCATTTCACTATTTTGCCATTCTATCAATGGCTCAGCCGCATACAAGTCTGGGTCTTCAACATCTCCCATTCGAAAACGATGTACAATAATTTTGTGTATTTGATGTACCTTGTTGTCTATTATCATGTATTCATTTAATTCGACATGTTTTTGTTTGCCTAACGGGCCAAACATATAATCTTGTTTATGTGTGTTGGTTATTGCCATTCGCTTGTGGAGTATTAAAATTGTAGTTGACTACAATACGTTTGCGTGTTTCAACTGGGCTGGAACTAGCGTGTCTTATTAATCCATCAAAGAACACTGCACGGCCTTTCTTTGGATCAACTGCATCCAAAATAGATCCATCTGGATTATAAAATACCGTAGGACCATCACTGTCTGCAACATAGTACAACATAGCCATGTGTGGGTATTCATAATCAATGTGTGAAGCGTGTATTAGTTCTTTGCCTACTGGTGTAAACAAGCCTATGCGTATGCGTTCAACAAAATCTACTTGTACACCTGCTTTATCGGACGCTACGTAGATTACAGATGTTAGTAAATCGTCTAATGGGCTAATTGGTTGGCCATTCTTTCTAATTACATGTGCCCATCCATCGACATCGTCCTTAGCACCAAACGTATTGCCGCCTGCTATTCCAGATATAAAGAACCAAGGGAAAGTAGAACTAGTTAATTGGTATTCAACATAGTTCTGCATTGTAACAGGTATTGCATCATCTATTATTTTAATCATAGCGTACTTATCGGTTACATCCAACGCAGGGCGAACCAATTGGCATCTTCTTCGTCTTCAAATATCCAAACTAGTCCCATTGTTTCAAAATGGCCTTTGATATGTTTAGCAGTCCATTCGTCAATTTCATAGCCGTTTTCCCATGTCATTGGTCTGAGAACAATCTTCTTCCATCCTATCTCAATAAGCATTGTGCATAGTATTTCAAAGTCTATCTCGTTGGCAATAGCTTTTCCTGCGTCGTTTATTATTTGTTCTTCTAAGTTCATTTGAAATACTTTATTTGAAATAGCATGAAACGTTTTGGATTAATAACTTCATACTCTTGTGTATACTGACCATCGCTGTTAATACCCATGCGTAGTCCGTATTTCTCTTCCACCCAATGCGGCATAGTAGGCCCAGTCATGCCAATGTTATCGCCTACCGCTTCTCTATACTCGGTACGTACAGCATGTAGGGCGTTCCAGTATTGCCAACGTTTGGACTTTTGTTCATTTTCCCAGTCAGCTTTGGCCCATTCACTTTGTGTCATTTGCGACATAACTCCAACATGGTTACATACTTTTGATATGCTTTCTCTACAGCAGGATATTTTAGTCTAACAACTCTATCTCTTTCGTACTGTGCTATCAATTGTCTATCAGACTCGTGCTGAACATTACGAGCTTCGGTTTCTTGTACATAGGCTATCAGGTGTGCTAGTCTATCTTTGGGCATTAGGACATCAACACATTCTACTTCTTCAATAGAGTGTGTAGCTGTAGATTGGTACATAGCCGCATCACTAATATCATAAGCCCATGCATTTGTTTTAAGACTAGCACGATCTATCCTGCGTAGTCGGCGGCGACTCAATTGGACCTGCATGTCAAATGTGTTAAAGAATTCTTGTTCGTTTCTAATCATGACCATCTCAATACAAATGCTGTGTGATACTTTTCACTGTCCCAACGCAAGTACCAACCCTGTGTACTAGTTTGAATTATCTTCCCGTGCGGTTTGAGTTCGTAGTTGGCAACTGTAATAGTTTCCCACGAATGTTCTACGGCTTTCTCTCGACAAGACATCCAGAAGTTATCAAAGTAAGTGGGCCAAGGTTCTTTCCATAAGCCAGGAATATCAACACGAAACTTATCTGGCATCATCTGCCCCATGCTAACAAAAACATTGTAACATCTTTCTCTTTGGTAAAGTACCAGTTATTTGCGCCTGCAAACTTCCAACGGTCTTTGCCGGTAAAGTTCTTTTGGCACCAAACGTAAATCTCGTTATCGTCTATGTGATTAGTTTTAACCATATGCGGCCAGTATTTCTTGTTCAATCGTCTCATATGTGGTTCCATTTAATCATAAACCAATCTAAGTCTTTCTGATTTTTAAACCAAAACTTAGCATTATTAGCATACCAACGCTTGTTTGGTTCTGGTGTAAGACTCTTAGCTTCTTGCCATAGACTACCTGTAGGTCCAAATGTTTCCTCACACCAGTTATTCATTTCATCCCAGTGTCCGTTAAACATAGGTGGGGCAACAGTATAATATCTTATACCATAAACAGTTCCTGTGTCTACTAGCCAAGTCATGAGGACCACTTCATTAAAAACATAGTCATGTGTTTGCGACTTTTAAATTGCCACAAGTCAAAGCTCATACGCTTACCACAGTTACATGTAACACTCCACTCTTGTACAGGTTCTAAATCTTCTTCACGTAGTCCCCAAATGGATAATGTTCCTGTAGGATCTACATAGGCTTGTAGTTTATTGCCAGGCAATTCACGCCAAGCTAGTTTAACAGGATGTGGTCGCATTATAGACATCCATTGATTAAGATATTGAGATACATGACTCTTACCAGCCCTGCGACCAGTAAGTTGTACTAGGCCTCTACCTTTGAATTTGTAAGGATCTGTTCCAGCCATGGCTTGCATGCCTCCCAAGTACGATAGATATGTGCGTGTCCGCCAACATTTTCCCATTCTATACAATTACTAGTACGGTCATCGATTAAGATATCTCCTGGACGACAATGTGTTTGTTTGTCTACACTATACGGTCCAAGGAATACAGGAATACCTTCAAAGTGATCGTGCGCCCACCATACTTTATCTTGTATTGCCCATTGCATATCATTGTTGTGTGGAATAGCACTTAAGAATGCCATGCCATCTGCTTGTCCTCGACTCACAGCATCACGACAGTATTGTACTAGTTCATGTGCTCCAGGTTTTAATGGCAAGTGTCTATAAAAGCGACTAGCACGTTTTAACTCTTGCCATTTGTCGTCAGGAATACGTGCCCACTGATCACCATTTGGAAACTTTAATTTGAGCAAGGTCTCTGCGGCTTCACGCCAATCAGCTACCACATCATCCATGTCTAAGTATATAATCATTCTTCAACTCCGAAATGTTCTTTCAAATCTTTAGCCAAGTGTTCGGCAACTCGTTTAACTGTGTTTAGGCATACATCATCGAATCCATCACCTTCTTCAACATCGGTAATAACACCCATCAGTTCATAGGATTGATGCTTATTGAGTTTGGCACATTCCTGTACAATCAACTCGGCGAACTTTTCCACATCAATCACATAAATGTTTGTGCGGTCATCATTTAATTCTTCCTCTGTGTTAGGGCCAGCCTGTTCAGCAAGTTCTCTA